CGTCGACGGTGGGGGAGTCTGCACCCATGGTGGCGTAGGGGGAAGATCCCTCGGCGGTGGTGCTTCCGGCAATGTTATCGTGGATGATGGCCATGGGATTAGCGGGTGCTTGACAGCTCGGTGGAGGGGGCTAGTCTATCGCCGGCGGCGGGGGCATTTTGCTTGAGCTGGTCAAGCACCTGGTTCATGCGTTCTGCCATGGTTTTCAGGATAGGGAGGGCGGCGGCGGCGGGGTCGGAGGAGGGAGAGGAAGAAGATGCTTTGCTATCTGATTTAGAGCCTTCGGATTTTTTGGGGCGGGCCATTTTTTCCGCCCGGCTGTAGCCTCCGATGCTGCCGTCTCCGGACTGATCAAACATGTGAGGAGTGAGGGCACTGTTGTCAAAGGCGTTGTCGAGGGTCTGGGGTTTGGATTTGGATTTGGCCCCGTGGATGCGGCGGCGTCCGGTTCTAGCAAAGTGGGCTTCATCCTCTGCGTTTTTCCGCTCCTGTCGTGCGATGTCTGTTGCGAGGGCGGGATCTCCCGTATCTTTAGTTAGTTGTTCTTGACGCCTGCGTTGGGTGGTTTCGGCTTCTAGTTTGTCAGCCTGTTTGTTTTTGCCGCGGGCACGGAGGGTGCTGATGGCGAGGTTTTCCTGGGTTTCCTTGGCGGTGGTGTTTTTGGGAGTGGTGGCTTTTTCCAACTCGCGGGCGGCCATGACTCGGGCCTTGATGGCATCGGTGGCGAGAGCCTCACTGGCTCCGGTTTCCTGCATGACTTTTGCGAGGTCGCGGGCGAGGGCTAGCTTTTCCTCGGCGGCGGTGATGGCGGCGTCATCGTTGGTCTGCCGGACTTTGGCGAGGGTGATCTCGAGTTCGGCGATGTCCTGCTCTTTGGTAAAAATGAGGCGGGCGGCGGCGTCGCGGCGGGCGGCTGATTCCTCCTGCATGGCAGTTAGGCGTTTGGCGCGGTCTTCGGGGGATTCGGTGATCTGTGGGCGGTCGGGCAGGGTGGCGGTTTTGGCTGCGTAGGGGTTGAGACGGACTTTTGCCAACATGTCGATGGCGAGGCCTTTTTCTTCGGTGCTGGCGGTGGCGGTCTGGATTTGTTTGAGTCCGGAGAGGAGGCCGTCAAAAACTTGTTTTCCGGTGAGGTCCAGTTTTTCGAGATCGGCGGCGGATTTGACGCCGAATTGGAGGTCGAGGATCTGGCGGAGAATGGGTAGGGTATCGCCAAACTGCATCAGAGTTTTGACGCTGGCCGCGCCTTTTTCGTCGATTTTTTCAAGGGCACCGACGATGGGGGCGATGACTTCGGATCCGGCTCCGGCTTGCTCTGCAGCGTTGGCAATTTCCCGGATCATATCGCGGGCCTGCTCTGCACTGTAGCCGAGAGAGACGAGACGGCCATGGGCTTCGACGAGGGGCTCGAGGGCCATGGCCTGGGATTCACCAACGGCGGCGAGGAAACCGAGGGAGGTTTCGGCAGAGTCTGCACTGCCTTCGATAGCGGTGAGCTTATCCCGCATATCCTGGTAGTCGGCATGGATAGCGAGGGGGGCGCGGACGGAGTTGATGAAGTCGCCGATGGCTCCCTTGATGCCTACATAGGACTTGCCCAGTCTTTCGATGCCGCTGGTGACGCCGCCGAAGGGGGATTTGATTTTTCCCATTTCACCGACGGCGGCGCGGCCTTCCCGGGTGGCGCTGTTGAGGTCGCGGGTGAAGCCTCTTTTATCGAGGGAGAGGGTGGCTCCTATGACTGATTTCCGGGTGGCCATGAGTTAGGAAATTGGGAAATTGGGAAATTGGGAAATGGGGAAATGCGGGAAGGTTAAATGGAAGGGGACTAGCGGTTTTGGTTGTCGCAGTAGAGGCAGATGCCTTGGGTGAGTTCGGCGGGGGGGAAAGGTTTATCGCACTCGTTACAGAGAGAGGGCGGCATCGAGGCGGGACTCGAGGGCGGTGAGGCGGGCGCGATAGAGGGCGGGGGTGGTGGGATGGAGTCCGCGACTGAGGAGGTGGCAGTGGAGGAGCTGGTGGAGATCCCAGAGGGGGGCGTGATGATAGAGATGGCGGGCGCGGAGGGGATCGTTGCCGGCGAGGAGGGCGCAGAGTTGCCAGCCGGGGGAGACGGCTGGAGTGGGGGATTTTTTTTTTCGGGGGAGAAATCGGGGAGGATGGGCTGATTGGCATGCTGGCCGGTCCAGAGGCGGCGGGCGAGGGTCTGGCAGCGGAGGACGCCGGAGGGGGAGTTGAAAAAAGTTAGAACGCGGGCTTTCCAGGCATCGACAAAATCCCGGAAGGCGTCCGGGCGGGAGTGGAGAGGGAGGAGGAGGCCGGCGGGGTCTTCGGGGTCGGGGGTGGGGGCGTTCCAGATGGTGCGGGGGTGGGAAGCCAGGAAGAGGAGGAAGGAGCAGGCGGCGGGGCTGTCAGGGTAGAGGTGGTCTTCCGGAAAAGCGGTGAGGAACATTTCGCGCCGGTCGTAGGTGAGGGCGAGAGGGGTGCCGTTGGGGAGGTAGCAGGCGGGGGGCTCGGCGGCATATTCCGGATCCAGGGTGGAGACGGGGGCGGTGGTGGGGGAAGGGATCAGGGAAATGTTGGAAGTGGGGGGAGAAGTGGGGGGAGGACTAGCGGAGGTGGGTGGGGAGATGGGGGCGGGGAGAGGGGGGAACGAGGGAGTGGGGAGAGACATTGGGGAAATGGGGAAATGGGGAAATGGGGAAATGGGGAAATGGGGGAACGTTGAACGTTGAACGTTGAATGGGTGAGTTAGTGCCAAAAGGAAGGGGGCTTTAGGCTGGAGAAGTCGGTGGTGCGGGTGGCGTCGGGTTTATCGGGGAGGGGGGGAGGCTCGGGGGCTTTGCTTTTGCGGCCGGCGGGGGAGAAGTTGCGTCGTTTGCGGGGCATGGGATGGACTTTACTGACGGGGTTGACGGGGTTGACGGGAGTGGGATTTTAGGCTAGGTGGCGGAGTAGTTTGTCGCGGTAGCGGGAGGGGGCGCCGGGGGCGAGGAAGGCCTCTGACATGAGGGCGGACTGAGGGCCGTGGCTGGACTTGAATTGATGGGTGGGGTTTTTCATAGCCAGTTTTTCAGCCTGCTGGAAGTCTGCCAGGGTGATGGCGGCGGCGAGGGCGTAGCAGGCGGGGTGCTCGCCGGGGGGCAGGCCTTCGATGGTGGCGGTGTGGGCGGGGGTGGCGGCGGTGATGCTGCTGGATAACAGATCCATGGTGAGGCCGGGACGGGTGAGGGATTCTGCGTCGAAACACCAGCGGGGGGAGCCGATGGTGTGATCCAGATGAGGGGCGGGGACGAAGCCGCAGAGGATGGCGAGGGCGGCATAAGGGATGCTGCCGAGGGCGCAATGGGGGCGGGGGGCGGACTCCCAGAGGGGCGCGATCAGATCGTGAGGACGCAGGGCGGTGGCGGCAGGGACGAGCCGGAGGAGACGGCTGGCGGGGGCACTGCGCAGGGCCATGGGGCGGAGATTGGTAGCGGCCCATGATGTGAGGGCCGCTTGGATCTCGAGGTAGTAGAGGACGGCGAGGAGGGGATGCTCCGGCTGGAGGGTGGCCAGCTCGCCGGAATTAAGGGCGGCGAGGAGCTTGGCAGCGGGCTGGATGCGCCCGCGGGCTTGCCAGGTAATGGCTCCGGTGCCGGTGCTATCGTTGCGGCGGGCGCGGGGGACGATGCCGTCGATGGTGCCGCGCAGTTCCGGGATATCGCTACAGGTGGCGAGGGCGGTGGCTTCCCAGAGGCCGGGGAGTTCCAAGGTTTGGGATTGCATAGGTTGATGGTTGAGGGGTTGATGGTTGATGGTTTTTTCTATCAACTATCAACCATCAACCATCAGCTTTACACGTTATGGAGTGGCCGGGGCGGCGGCTTGCTGGCTGGTGTTGCTGACGGGGGCGAACCAGGTGAGGGTAAATTTGGTGCTGTTGAGACCACCTGCGGGGCTGGAGGTGTCTGGCTCGTCATAAATGAAATAGCCCAGGGCAGTGGAAAAACCGTGGGCGATTTCCGGGTAGAAATCGAGCACGTAGTTTTTGTGGATAGGGGTCATGGGATGGAGGGCGGCGAGGGCTCCAGAGAGGAGGGTGATATCCGCATCCACGCTGAGGACTAGCTTGGGGTTTTTGCCGATGTAGACGACGTCCGCGCCCCGGTGATTGCTATAGGCGGTTTTGTCGCGGGTGGGTTTGTAGCCGATGCTGTGGACGAGGAGTCCTTGATTCTCCATGCCGTAACGGACGCCGAAATCGGAGTCGATAGGGGTCTGGGCGAAGGCGATGAGGGTGGTGAGAGCGGAAAAAGCGGTGGCGGCCATGATGGTGGAGAGGAAGGGGGAAGGGGAGGGGCGGTTAAAGGGGGATGGGGGTCAAAGGGGGGAATGGGGGATTTTTGAAGTGTTAACGTTGAACATTGAACGTTGAACGTTGAACATTGAATGGGGAGGGTTGAATGGGGAGGGTTGCTCCGGCCACCGGATGGCTCATTTTCCGGGGATACATCCGGGGCCGGGAGCGTCCCCCACGTAAGCGTGGCGGGAAATTGGTTGGTTATGGGAAGGAGGATTCGAGAGTGGGGATGGGCAGGCCCCCGGGGACGGGACCGGCGGAATCGCCGAAGATGGATAGGACGTCGAAGGTGACTTCGACAAGGCCACCCGCCACGGGATCCTGGGTGGGGTTATCCAGGACAAGCTTGCGGAGGCCGTTGTTGGGGATTTGGAAAGGGAAGCGGGCGGCATTGAAAAATTCGAGATTCCAGGCGGAGAGGGCGGCTCCTGGGTGATAGTCAGCGAGGCCATTGAAGGCGAGGGCGGAGGCGGTGACGGACCAGCGGACCTTGAAGTTATACCAGGCGGCGTAGACGAGGACGCCGTTGATATCGGTGCGCTCGAGGTAGTCGTGCTCCTCGCGCACGGGGCAGGAGTGGACGAGGAGATAGGTCTCTGATTTGAGGGTGGAGAGGAGGGAGCTATCCAAGGGGATGCTGCTGTGCGCGATGATGCCGGCGGTGGCGGAAAAGGTGACGGCGGGCATGGGAGGAGGAGGAAATTGGGAGATTAGGAAATTGGGAAATTAGGAAATGGGGAAATTAGGAAATGGGGAAATGGGGAAATGGGGAAATACTGGAACGTTGAACATTGAACGTTGAACGTTGAACGTTGAAAGGAAAAGAAGTGTTGGAAGTGGGGGGAGGGATGGGGGGAGGGATAGCGGCTAGGGGCGGACGCAACGGCAGCAGGTGAGGACGAAGGTGAGATCGCGGGTGGTGTGCCAGCCTTCCTCCATGAGCATGGGGGGCGGGGTTTGGACGTCGCGGATTTCCCAGACGTGGAAGTCGGGATTGGATAGGTAGTGGCGGGCGAGGTGGACGAGGGTCTGGGAGCCGGGGGAGGCGGGGAGTCCGGTGGTGAGGGCTTGAGTGAGGACCTGGAGGAAGAGATCTGCATCCTGCGGGGTGAGGGGGGAGGACCAGCGGGCGCGGAGGCGGATGGGGACGAGGTGGAGGCGGGGATCGTCTTCGGAGAGGCGGGTGGATTTTTCCGGGGCGTCGATAACGAGGAAATTGCCGGTGGCGGTGTCCGGGAGATCGGAGCGGAGGAGGCGCATGCCATCCATTTCCAGCCAATGACCGGCAGGAGCGGGAGTGAGGGGGGAGTGATAGTAGCCCTGGGCATCCGGGGCGGTCTCTGGCTCCCAGGCGGGCGAGGCGTAGCCGGCATGCAGGGCGGGGAGACCGTATTGGATGAGGTGCTGAATGCTATCAAGGGCGGCCCGGGCGGGGCAGATGAGGAGCGGATGGAGGGTGGGGGAAGGGTAGGTGGACATGGGGAAAAATGGGGAAATGGGAAAATTGAGAAATAGGGAAATTGGGCTGTTAGGTTTTATTTTCCAATTTTTGAATTTTTACATTTCCCCATTTCCCTCAGCGGACTTCGAGGCCGGCGGCGCGGGCGCTGGCTTCGAGTTTTTCCTGCATCCAGCCTGCGATGCGGTTGTCGGTTTGGGTGAGGGCGGCCTCGAAGGCGTTGGGGGCGAGGGCGGCGATGCCATCGCCGCCATGGGAGGAGGCCCAGTTTTCCACGGCGATTTGGGCGAGGTCGTCCGTGAAAGTGGAGGTGATGGAGCCGGGGATGTTGGTGAGGCGGGGCATGCGACCGGCATTGTCAGACAGGCGGAGGAGACGGCGGGCGGGGAGGAGGCCGGCGCGGTGGAGGTTGGCGGAGAAGATGCGGCGGGAGATCCATTTGTTGACGGCGGCGTAAAAGGCGGCGGCTTTGAGATGGCGGGCCTGATAGATATTGAGTGCGGCGACGATGCGGGCGGCGATGGTGCCGCGCAGGGCATTGGCGCGGGCGGCGGCACGCTGGCCGGATTTGGTGGTGGCGGCAGGCCCGCGGGCGGCGGCGGAGGCGAGGGAGGAGGAGGCGGCGACCTGGGTTTTCAGATAGGTTTCGATCTTTTGGCGGTCGCCTTTGGGGATGTTATTGAGAGCGGCTTCGACCCAATAGCGCATGATTTTTTGGAGGGAGTCTTCGAGGGATTTCCCGCGCAGGGCCCGCTGCTGCACCCAGGATTGGAGGGAGGTGAGAGCAGAGACGTCTGTGACGGTGATGGCGGCTTCCATGGGGGAAAATTGGGAAATGGAAAATGTTGGAACGTTGAACATTGAACGTTGAACATTGAACATTGAATGGGGGACGTTGAATGGGGGACGTTGAATGAGGTCAGGTAATTTTTTCGAGGGATAGCTCGAGCTGCTGGCCTAGCTGTTGGTAGTCGAGGATGCGGTAGGGGGTGGCATCGGTGGGGGTGTTGTAGCCGAGGAGGAGGGTGGTCTTGTTGCGGAGGGGGAGGTAGGGGAGTCCGTCGGGGGCAGTGTCCTGGAGGAGGTGGAGGGTGAGGCGGTTTTCGGATTCGGTGAGGAGGCCGAGGACTTCGCGCTCGCGGAGGCGGGCGGGGCCCTGATGGACGTGATTGAGGATCTGGATGGTGTAGCCGGAAGGGGAGGCGGGGTAGGTGTCAGCCGCCGGGGGAAACCAGGCCATGAGGGGGCGGGCGGCGGCGTCCGTGGAAAAGTGGACGGCGGCGCGGGCGGCGACGTGGCGGAGGAGGGCGGGGAAGGACACTGGTGAGGTTGATGGTTGAAGAGTTGATGGTTGATGGTTGAGGGGTTGATGGTTGATGGTTGAGGGGTTGGACTATCAACTATCAACTATAAACCATCAACTTTTCCAAAAAAATGGCCCTGCCCCCATTTCTAGTGAGGACAGGGCCACCCCATTCCAAGGATCCAACAAATCTTTTTTTTACCCGAGCATGATGGCAAGGTGCTCTGGTTTTTCGATGGCGACCCCCCAGGAGATACCGACCTCATAGGTGAGCATGCGCTGGCCGGGCCAGGCGCAGAGTTCGAAGCTGAGGCCGGAGACGGGATCGGTGATGGTCTCGCGCAGGACGGCGAGATCCTGCTGATCCGGGGCGGCGGGGAGGCGGGTGCCGAGGAGGATGGCGTTGTCGGTGAAGGCGAGGTTGGCGGTAAAGTTATTGCCGATAGTCATGGCGGTGGTGGAGGCGGGGATGGCCTGACGCAAGCCGGGGGCGGCGATGACGATGGTGCCAGCGGCGGTAACGCCGGTGGTGACGACGTATTTGTTGGTATCGCCAGCAAAGGTGATGACATCCCCAGCAAGGACGGTGCCGGTGCCGGTGATGATAGGGATGCTGGTGGTGCCAATGGCGAAACCGGCGGCACTGCTGGTGTAGCTGGTGCCGGTGCCCTTGGTGACGGTGGAGATGATGTTATCCTCGCGGATGGCAAAGCCGTTGACATCGATGAGGACGCCCTGATTCCCGGTGCTGGCAGCAAGGGTGTTGTTGGCGGTGAGGGGATTGTTAAGCAGGGTGCGCAGGGCGGCTCCGGCGGTGGTGTTGATGACGAGGGATCGGCCACTGGCAGGAGCGCCATTGTCGTCGAGGATTTTCCTGACCTGGGCGCTTTCTCCCAAGTTAGTGGCGAAGGCGGTGGTGCCTGCGGTGCCATAGGCCCGGCTGGCGGCAACACGGGCAGCCGCCCAGATATCGGTGCTGATTTCCGCGATGGCAGCACGATAGGCCTGGGCGATCTGCTGCTGCATGATGGTGAGCATGCCAGGGCCGCGATTGAGGGATTTTTGCTCCTCACCGGTCCAGCTGAAGGGGAAACAGCGGGACTTGCTGAGGGTGAAAGCCACATTGCCAATGGTCTGGTCTGCCCGGGTGGGGAAGGCCATGGCAGGGGTGATGTCGCGGCCAGCGGTGTTGACCGGGGCGACAGGGGAACGCAGGCTGGCGCCGACGGGCAGCTGGTCTGCGCTGCTATCGCGCATGACAGAGGGGATGAGGCCGCAGAGTTCGCGGCTGACTACGTCGAGTGCGGCGTAGGCGTCTGGGACAAGATTGGTGAAAGTGGACATGTGCTAGATAAGTGAGAGGTGGGGGTGAGGGCGGAGGGACGGAGGAGAGGGCGAGGTGTTAATTTTGAGAATGGGAGATGCGGCCACCGGCTTTGGAAAAAGCCATTTTTTCGACGGAGGAGAGGGTGCGGAAGGCTTCCAGGGTGATGGGGGCGGGGGTGGATCCGGTGAATGGGCCGTGGGGGATGGGTGGGGTGCCGCTGGCGGGGATGCCGCTAGCGGCGGCAAGGGCGATGGCTTCGGCTTTGATTTTCTCCGGCATCTCGGCGAGGGCGGTGGTGGCGGTGGCGAGGGCGGTCTCGCGCTCGGTGAGGGTGGTTTGGAGGGCGGTGAGTGCGGTCTCGCGCTCGGTGAGGGTGGCGGTGGCGGTGGCGAGGGCGGTTTCGCGTTCGGTGAGGGTGGTCTGGAGGGTGGCGAGGGCGGTCTCGGCGGCGAGGGCGCGGGTTTCGCATTTTTCAGCGAGGGCGAGGGCGGCAGCTAGCTTTTCTGCGGCGGCAGTGGCGGCGGGGCTGGGGCCGGAGTGAGCGGTAAAAGAGCGGAGGAAGGACATGGTAGAAATGGGGAAATTTAGAAATTTAGAAATTGGGAAATGTTGGAACGTTGAACATTGAACGTTGAACATTGAACATTGAATGATTGGGGGTGGGGGTCAAAGAGTGGCGAGGTGGACGGAGAGATCGGAGAGCCAGGCCTCGGCATCGGGGGCGGAGGTGATGCCATCGTGGAGGGCGGCGGGGGCGGCTTCGACTTCCCAGCTTTGGCCTTGCATGTCTTCGATAGTGACCTGGGGGCGGGTGGCGGTGATGCGAGCACGGAGGGCGGTGGAGAGGGTGGTGATGCCCTCCTCGACGAGGCTATACCAATCGGCGGACCAAGGGATGCCGGGGGTGCCGAGGCCTTTGTATTTGCCATCGGTGAAGAGACGGGCCTGGATGCCCATCTGGGTGTAGGCAGCGGAGGAATCGTAGGTGGTGGCCATGACTCCGATGCTGCCGATGATGGATCCGGGCATGCACAGGATGAGGCCGGCGGCATTGGCGAAGATGTAAGCAAGGCTGCAACAGTAGCCGGTGACGAGGGAGATGACGGGGACGGTGATGCCGGTGAGGGCGGCGATGACGCCATCCATGCCTGTAACATAGCCGCCAGGGCTGTCCCAGAGGAGGGCGACGCCACGGACGCGGGGATCCGTGGCGGCGGTGCGGGCGAGATCGGCGAGGCGGTCGATGTTATAATAACCGCAAAAGGCTTCCAGTTCCGGGTCTGCGCCCTTTAGCAGGACGCCGCAGATGGGGAGGACGAGGAGGCCGGTGGCGGCATCGAATCGGGGATCGTAGGCTTCATCGGCGATTTCCTGACAGTATTCAATCCATGTGCCGCAGGTGGATGGCTGGTGGGTGAGGAGGGTGAGCTCGGCGGCGGCGTGGTGATCTGGATGGATGGCCCAGATGGCGGCAGGCGGGGCGGTGAGGGGGCCGGGATGATCGTGGGCGGCGGAAAGTGTGATCATAAATTGTGACAAGTGGGGGGAGAAATGGGGGGAGAACTAGCTTTTTGCTTTTTGGCAGAGTTGCCAGTCTTCTTCGCCGGGACGTTTAATTTCGTAGGTTGGATGCAGTTGTGAAAAAAGCACCTTCCCTATGTTTGCCACATAGATTCCCTCGCAATCTATGCTGGTGACAATCCCCCAGGAATCAGAGCCAATTTGACGGATCGCGCACCCCGGCGGCACTTCTTTAGGGCCGAGAAAGATCATTTCCGGCATGGGAAAGAGACGGATTTCCGGGTAATCTTCCACCATATCAGCATACCATATGGCATTATTATCCGGCCCATCCCATCCTTTCTCATAGTGCTTTACTTCAAAAGGTAGATCATTTTCAATAATATCAGCAATGAGACGGCATCGTTCGGGCAGGTTCATAATTTTTTAGCTAGCTGGATTTTTGGAGGTTTTCAAACAGGGCGCGGAATTGCTGGAGGGTGGACTCCGCAGTGGGGGCGGCGGTGGACTGGGCGGGGAGCCAGCCGGTGAGATCGCCGGGCTGGAGACCGGGGGTGGTGGCTTCGAGATTGCGACAATAGGCGATTTCGTGGGCGGACTGGGTGATCTCATCTTCCCAATCGAGGCCGATCTCATCATAGTAGGCGGCGAGGGTGGTCATGAGGGCGGCGCGGAGCTCGATGGAGAGGCGACCGATGCGGCCAATGTCGGCGGTGATGTTGCGGGGCGGGCACCATTTGACGCTCCACATTTGCTGGGGGCTCATGCCGCGCGGGGGCGGGGGGAGGCGTCCGGCTTTGATCTCCTTACTGATAGCATAGACCCAAAACCGCTGGCAGAAGGGACGGAGGTGATTGTTATACTGATCGACGATAAATTTGACGAGGGCCTCGAGGAGGATGCGGGACCAGGCACCACCGGGGTCGTCCATGAAGAATAGGAGCTGGTGGGGGACGCCGATCCCGGCGGCGATGTCGCGCATGAGGTCGGCCTTGAAGGCCATGATGTTGGGGTGGGGGCGGTCGTCGTGCAGGACATCCAAGGGGACCTGGGAAAAGATGCCGGAGGAGACAAAATCCTCGAAATTAAGGGCGGGCGGGTTGGGGCTGTCAGTGGTGAGGGCGGCGAAGCTATCCGGCGCGGAGAATGGATCTGCGGTGATAGGACCGGCGAGGCCGAGGGCACTGGGGGGCATGCCATGCGGCGTATCCTGCCGGCGGGTGATGGCGACGGCGGACGCGGCTTTGATAGCGGTTTTGAGATTTCCGGTGATCTCAATGATATCGCGGATGTGATTGATGGCGGGGGCGAGGGCGGTGACGCCGCGACGGGCCCCGAGGGTGTGGCGATTGGCGTGATGGTAGACCTGACGGCTATCGAGGACGATGCCGGATTTTCCCCGGGTGCCGGGGAAGTGATAGGCGAGGGGAAAGCCGTTGGCATCGCTGCGGATGCCGTCATACCAATCATCCTCCGGAGCATTGGGGGAGGGGGCATTTTCCGGGCGACCGCTGACGGTGTGGGCTCCCCGGGAGGCGATGCGGGCGGCTCCCTCGGTGGTCTCCGTGAAGACGGAAAAGAGCTCGCCCCGGATGAGGCGGTTTTCGATGGTGGCGACTTGATATTGATAGAAGTCGTGGGTGCCTGCGGCATCGAAGATGAGAGGGGAACCGGCAACGCGTTGGAAGGCGGCTTCAAGGAGAGTATTGTAGGCGGGATCGCCGGTGCGGGCCTGGGGGCGGAGGGCACCGACGATGCGGGCGAGGGGCTTGAGTGCGGCGGCTAGGCCGGTATTGGCGGCGAGGGTCTGGGCGTGGACGTCAAGATCGATCCGGGCGTAAGGGGTGAGTTGATAGGCGGGATCTGCCGCGAAAGTGAAAATGGGCTTGCGGGTGGAGGTGCGGTTAGTGCCCCACCAGGCTCCGATGGCACGGGGGGTAGGTGCGGGAGTGGCTGGGGCTACGGCAGCGGGGGACTGTGAGGACGGGATTGACGGAGTTGACGTGATTGACGGGGTGGCGCGTGGGGCAGCCGCCGCAGGGGGGCGGGGCTTGGATCGGGTGCGGTTGCGGGACATAACAAATAGTGACTAGGGACCGGTGAGCCAGGCCCCATCCATGCGGAGGGTGTGGCCAAGGCTGTTGGCGGGGATGCTGGCGGTGGTGGCGGCGGGATCCGTCTCCCGGAGGGTTTGGACCTGCTCACAGGCGGCGAGGATGATGCCGGCGTCCTCGATGGAGAGAGTGGCGCTCTGCCCGAGTGCGGAAAGGCTAGTGGTCATGCCGAGGGCGACCTGCTCGGCAGAGGCTTGGATGGCGGCGACTTCTGCGGGGGTTTTCCGCAGAAATAGCCGGAAGATGACGGGCTGGGCGAGAGGCATACTGGGGAGCGGAGGTCAAAGCGGAGGGGTAGTCATGCTGCATGGGCGTTGGTTTTTGGTAGGGCTTCGTGGAGGACTTTGAGCATTTTTAAGCAGTCGCCAAAGTTGTTGCGAAGACCGGCGGGGACATACCACCGGCGGATTTCCTGCGCGGGGCCTCCATTGCGGGGCTTGTGCATGATGGTGCCGTATCGCTCGGCCTGGAGTTCCATGAGAAAATTGTTGTAGGGGATTTGGTTTTCCTCGAGGGTGGCGTCTGGATCATAGCGGGGAAAGAGGATGCGGGGGAGGGCGCGGGCCTGGGTTTGGGTTTTGCTATCGGGGGCTCCGGGGGTGGGATCGAAGGCGAGTTGGTAGTGGTAGAGTTCGGATTTAAAATCAGGATCCCGGAAAAGGATGAGGGGGAGGCTGATGGTATCCGAGAGGGTGGCGGAGGATGTTTTGAGGAGGACATCCAACTGATTGGCCCCACGGCCTTTCATGGGCACCCATTTATAACGGATGTTGCCGCCATTCCGCACCATGCCGGCGCGGTGAATGAATTTGTAAACGGTGGTGGCGGTGGGGTCTACCTCATCGCCTTTGGCACGGTGGCCGCTATCAATGACGGCATGAGTGACAAAGACGGGGGGCACGATGCCGCTAGGGAACCGCTCGAGATTGGCAGCGGTATCTGCAAGGCGAACGGGGATGGGACGTTGCCGGATGGTTTCTAGTTCCTCGGTGTCCTGGGCTTCGCCCCAGTCGAGGACAAAGAGATCGCCCCGGGAATTGAAAGCGGATAGCACCCAAGGGAAATAACTGGCGTCTTTTTGGACGTCGGCAGCAAGGCCGACGATGCTGGGGATGATAGGACAGATGCCTCGCCCATAGTGGGAGGCGTGGCGGATGAGGCTTTCGAGGGTGCGGGAGGATCCGTCTTTTTCCAGGGCGCGGGGCTCGGCAAGGTGGGACCGGCGGGCCCCGGCATAACGGGTCTCCCCATCGCGCTGGGCCTGGAGGAGGGAGGTCATGACAAAACCCCAGGAGGAGGCTTTGCCAAAGAGCACGGCGAGGTCCGTGACAAGGGCGGACCATACGTGGCGGGAGACAGGGCGGGTGGTGGGGACGTGGCGACCGGCGTTGAAAAAAGCGGATTTTGCGGAGATGCTATCGGCGATCTGGAATTGGCAGGAGGGGCATTCCCAGAAGGTTTCTTCGGCGACGCGGTCGAGGTCGAGGTCTCCGGCGAGGTCGCGGCAGTGTTCGGTTTTCAGGTTGTGCTCACTGATAGGGTGCTCGATGCCGCAGCCAGGGCAGGGGCAACGGAATTCCCGCTGATCACCGCGAAGATAGTGGCGGTGGATGCGGGTGCGGGGCTGGGCGGTTTCCGATGAGGCCTGGGGATCGTAGCGATTCAGGGGGCAACAGAGGCGGATGATTTTGGAGCCGCGGGCGTTTTTGGTGCGCTCGGCCTGGGCAATGTCGAGGTCCTGGGCTCCGCCTTTGAGGATCTCTTCCATGGTGTCGGATTCGTCTTCGACGAGGATGAGGATTTGCTTGTTGCGGAGCTGGTCTTCGGTGGGGGAGCCGAGGAAAATTTCAACGCCGGCGACTTTAAAATGGAGGGCGGCTTGCTTTTTGTCGCCAATGATAGCAGCCCCGAAAATTTGCTCAAGGTAGGGACGCCAGTAGACGGTGGAGACTTTCCGGGCCTCGGGATCGGAGCCGATGAGGTAGAGGATATTGCCGGGATCGTGACGGAGGCGGTGGACGCAGGCGGCGATGACGGTGGTGGAGATGCCGCCCGCGCTGGACTTCATGATGTTCAATTCGCGGGCGTCAGGATCGGCCAGGAAATCGAGGATGACGCGGGACTGGGGATTGAGGGAGAGGTCGAGGGGCTTGCCAGCATCGGTGGCCGATTGGCCGGCAGAGATGGTGAGGCGCTCCCGGATCCATTGCTCGATGGACATTTCCGGGGAGGGATTCCAGTGGCTGAGGAGGCGCTGGGCGATGGCACGATCAATGAGGTCTGGCGGCAGATCCACGGAGGGG